TACTCGTAACCCGTCAAACTCCAGTGTTTTAGGCTTCTCGTATATATGAAAGTCCTCATAGAATAACTCACGCATTGAATTGATTCGGTTTGTGTTTCTATAATACACATCGTGATTGCCTAAGATACAGTGTAAATCGACATTACGATCTTTCAGAGGTTTTATGAAATGTTCTCGGACATGATTAAGAACATTGAAGTTTACAAACTTTCGACGATCCATTAGATCACCAGCGTGAAGAACTGTGGTGATGTTGTTTGCATCTAAATAAGGGAAAAATGTATCGTTGAAAAACTCAGTAAAATAGTCAAGAAATAACTGGGAGTCTCCTCTCGCTCCCCAATGTGTGTCACTTAGTAGTGCTATTTTCATCTGCGTCCTTTTTCTTCTTTTTCTTTTTAGGTGTAAATCTTTCAATATCAGAATCGGTTAGATTAAAATGCTGTTCAAGGCTTTTATCTTCAAAGTAGTTCTCAGAATAATACTTTCGTAAAGATCCCTCGGAGTCTTCCATTTGAATTGTTTTAAACTTGATATAGTTTTGCTTCTTTTCTCTTTCGATTCTTCGCAAGAAAGCATAATACACAATTTGAGTAAAATATGAAAATGGATTTTTAGATTTTTCAGGATCAAAGTTGTGAGCATACATTAGGCAGTTTTCAATACCGTCACCAATCATTTCATCTTTGAAGGGATAGTTCATAAAATTGGGTTTGAATGATAAGTGTTCAGCGATGTCAAGAAAACACTTACCAATATATTCGGTAACAGGTGGTCTTGGTTCACCCATTGATTCTGCTTCTTTGATCTTATCTTTCCATTCAACCATCGCTTGGAAGAATTCTTTGTTATCGATATATTGATTTTTTTTTCCCATGTTTTTGTCCTTTTTATTCTTGACATGTTCTACATCATATCACTAGACTTAATCTTGTCAAGGGGAAAGGGGGGGACAATTAATTATCTTGTTCCTCTGAATCATCTGAATCTAGTAAGTCATTTGGATTCCAAGTATAGTCGGTCCATTGTGATCCAAAATCTTCACGATCAGTTTCATGACTAGTATCTTTATCTGTGAACGTACGCATACCAAAATCTTCGTCGTCAATCAGATCCATCATTTCATCGGGATCTAAAAAACCATTTTCGATGAACTTTTGAATTATGCTTGGTGGAAAGATCATGTTCATAACAACAAACTCTTTTTCTTTACCTTTGTCTTTATTAGGCATACCACTGATCTGATCAATATCATCCATGTTGTCCTCTGAGTAATCGTTATCGAACTTATCCTTCATTCCCTGTAACAACTGTTGAATCTTTTGCTCCAATGCAGACTGTGCCTCTTCCTCAGTCATATTATCAATCGCCTCATGTTGCATTTGAATTCTATCGTCTCTTTCTTTTGAGTCCTCGTATAATTGAATTACATCAATATCAGGTTCTAAAAAACTCACGATAAAATCTTTTGGGATTATGGTTTTGATTTGACTACTGTGACGTAACCAATCTTTCAGCACCGTGACTTCTTTTTTACGACCAATCGGATCAGCAATCATCATGCTTTGAAATTCATACGGTCTTTGAACTGTAATACTATCTTTTTTCTGACCTACGATCTTGGTCACAATTTCTTCACCACTTTTTAGTTTTAATAATCGGTAGTCTGAGTTCATGTGTTACCTTCCAAGTTCAGATTCTTATGTGTAAAATCAAACTTCTCTTTATTATATATCTTCACTCTGTCCTGCATATGACGATAGGTGTGGTTGACATACTTGAGATGTCTTAAATCATCGCTTATATCAAATAGTTTTACTCTATCTTTTACATCAGACTTTCTCAGTCCTCTACCAATAGACTGCAATACACGAATAACGGACCTAGATGGTGAGGCGAAAATAATATTGTTTATATTCTTGATGTTAATACCCGTAGAGCATGTTCCGTAGGATGCGATGAGTATTGAATCACGATCAACTGTATCCACGAGTTTTCGAATATCTTCCCTCTGTGATACATCGGTTCCCCCATGAATGAAGTGAATATCTTTATCGGGACAATTGTTTTGAATCATTTCATGAAGAGGAATACCGTGTTCTTTTACATAGTTGAAAAGAAGCAAGGTGTTCCCCGTTAATTTACAGGACAAGTCAGTGATAAATTTATTTCTCGCCTCATTATTGATGATCCACTTGATTTCATCAATATACTTTGCTCTTTTAGTTTCTTTTGTTGACTCTTTACTATACCCCAAAACTAAGCAATCAATCTTTAGTCTAGACAATAGATCTTTGTCCATGAGTTTTTTTGTAGTGGTAACGTTCTTCACCAATCCAAATAACCCTTCAATTACGAGTTTGTGTGTTTGTGATCCATCAAGTGTTCCCGTGGTTCCGATTCTATGATCACAATTTTTCAGTTTAGTCATGATGCCTGTAAGTGATTTCGCCTTAAATAAGTGACACTCATCACCGAACACACAATGAAAGTCCTTAAAATATTTTTCGTGTTCTCTGTGAATACTCTGCCATGTGGATATTACAATCTTCTTATCTGTTGTTTTTTCTTGACCCGACATGATATAGTGACAATTATCATCTACTGACCAATCACAGTTTTCTGCGTAGTCTCGAAAGTCACTCATCATTTGAGAGACTAGTGAGGTGGTCGGAACAATAATTAGTATCTTTTTATCAGGCGGTAGACGATCAAGATAGTATCGCAATAACGTGTAAATAATCAAAGACTTACCTGACCCTGTAGGAGAGACGAGAAGGGTTCTCTGCTGCTCCAGAGCGTGTTTAATTGCAGAAATCTGATGTTCGTATGGGTCAAATGGAAGTTTTAAGTGTTCACGCATGTATTTGAGCAAACTATCGTCAGATATCGTATGAGAAACAATCTCTAAGTTATTCTTGATTGTATAGTTTCTCTCATTCGCAAAATCAGCAAGATAATCAATCAAACCCCTATAGAAAGTTTGAGTATGCATGTTGTATAATCGTATCTGACCATCCCATACTTTATTTTTATATGCTGGGGTATATTGGTAGTTAGGGACTTTGAACGTAAAAAAGTCCGAGAGTTCTTTTGCGATTGATCTCTCACAGTCAACTTTCACATACACGCTATCGTATGGTTTAATTGTGATAAGATTAGTTTCCATTCGTAAATTTTATCCAATCAATTGCTGAACGAATGTACCACTGTCTGTCAGACATTGTTTTTACCACTGACTTTAGATACTCGACTTTTTCTTTTTGGTACTCAACTTTATTTGATAACATTACAATCTCATCGTCAGAATCTATGAACTTGTCTAAGTCTTGCTTGAGAATATTCAAAGCAAAAGGCTCCCACTCCCTCTCCTCTAACTCTTCCATACTCATCTTACCAGTGTAATACAACCACTTAATTTTACGATGTATACGAAACTCACTTTCAATTTTTGCTAGAATAAGTTTCTCATCCAACAAAAAGTTCAAGTATTTATTGTGAAGTTGTGGTGTTCTTAGAGCCTCAGCGTCTAATTCTGTTTTGTCAATCTCTAAGTCTTGTTGCACCATAGATTTTAGTTCATCCAATAACATAAAAACTCCTTTGTGAGAGTTTAATCTGTTCACACGAAAAGTCAAGTATTACTCAGGCAGAATGTCGTAGTGTGTAAATTTAAAAGTTGCGTCTACTACAATAGGCTCAGTGTCACTATTCGTAGAGTCAAAATTTATCGCACCCAGACTCGTAGGAATAACATCGGTAAACCTAACGGTCTTGATGACTCTTAAGTTACTATTCAATATGTAAAGATCTGCGCCTGATGTAAATTTTTCTCTACCCTCAAACTCTTTTGTATCTTTCAAATTTGCACAACTTCTCAACCAGTCATGCATCTCTAGATAATTCTCCATATTTTCATCAACCAAAAAAGATATTTGCAAGTCCCCATAATTATACTTATCACCCGCCTTAAAAACTCTTGCACCGTACCTCACTGGTTGCTCAATACCCTCCAACGAAAAATCAGGTACATTCGCTCTCTGACAAAAGTAGGTTATCTTTGGAGTTTTGTTTAGCATGAATCGAAAAGACGTATTCATGAGATAGTTATTAGTTTCAGGCTGTCTTAGAGCCTGAGACTGTAACGCATTAGAAATTGCAATTTGATTCTCAGCAGTGTATCCCATACATTATGTATATCGTTTTCTACCACGACCAATCACCGACACACCTAACATCGTCAAAACGCCAGGTGCAGGTATAACTGCAAACTCAGGCACAACCGTAAAGAATATTCCCGCATCACTTTCACCTTGAATTATGCCAGGGCTTTCGATCCAAGAATCTGCGTAAGCGATCACAAACATCGTCGCAAATTCCCCAGGCTTTAAGCCTGAGGATTCCTCGTTTCCCTCAGTCCCCCAGTCCCAGTTATAGAGTCCTGTCTCATATGCAAAATTAACGTAGTCTGGATCGTTATAAAATTCATCAAATTGTTCTTCGAGTGGAGATGTTAGATAGCCTGGAATCGATAAAACTGAAAGTTCATCTGACTTTACTCCAGTAAAAATATCAAAGTCTTCAATAGATGATTGTGACTCAGGACTGTTATGTAATGTGTAAGTGATGAGAATAGCGTTATCAGGAACACCTACAAAATCTTGCTGATCATCCTCTGTGTATACAGCGGTTTCTACATATGCGTTCCAACGTTCCCCGTAAACATCAGACTGAAAGTAAAGTTCTGGATCACCAACGCCTGGTCCAGCAAGATCAGCCATCGCAGATGTAGTTATAGCAAGTGCAAGTGTTCGTTTAAACATAATATTCCCCCAAGTATTTAATTACTCACTATTTATGATTTTAGCAATCTCCCCACTCGCTGAGGACTTTGATGATGGCGTTAAAACCATTGTTTGTCTGCGGGTGGTACTTGTACGCGGAAACGTCTCCCAAGACTTGAAGTAGGTCTTGGAATCCAACCATTCCATCTTCATTCAGATCAGACGGGCAAGAGTTGTCGGGGTAATAATTAACACTGTAAGGTGATGGATCACATGGATGATCGTTACCACAAGCAAACCGCACCACACCACCAGAGGAAAAATAGTCTGGACCTGTAAACCGAGCGATGTGAAATGAACCAGGCCACTTCTCACTTTCCCAGTCAACATCAGCGTTCCACTTGATTAGATCACCGTAGTCATTCTGTGAAGGTGAACTGCAACATTGTTCGCCAGGAATCTGTCCTACAGGAAACGGTTGCCAGAACTTCAACACTGGAGTATCCATGAGATCCTTGTGTTGCTGCTGCACCTGTGGGTACTTGAGTTGTTGTGAGTTACCGTACTTCTTACCGAGCGGACCATGCAGAATCCAAGAGTCACACCATGCGTACTCAAGATCAACTAGATCAGCCGTCCGAGGACAGCATCCCTGCGGACCCGAAAACTCCCAGTTGATTGGAGTGAACTTCGCACCGAGATACATCCATCGCTGGTAGGGATTAGATTGAATGCAGTCCCAGTAAGCGCCAGGGCTTGGACACTCAATCCCAGTATCTATAGTCCAGTAGTCAATACACTCTTGACAATTATCTAACCAAGGATAAAGATGATCGGGTCTACGATTCTTGAACATATCACCTTCAATCGCCCAACCAAAGGAACGAGAAGGCGATTCATTTCCACGGGTGCAACCAATCATGTAGGGACGACGAGGATCACCATTTGGATAAGAAAACTCTGGATCAAAACCAGTTTGAATATAAACATCGAACGTCCGACCGAATGGAGTAAGTCTACCAAGATCGTCGATCCACATCGCAACAGCATTGGGATCGGATGGGGGACCAGACTCACTGGCAGAACTAAAAGAAGAAAGTGTGTAAACAACAATTGCTAAAATATGTCTCATAATAAAGACCTCCTGTTTACTATGTATACGAAAAGAGGGGGGTCAAAGACCC